CACCTTGCACTCGAAAATGTCGGCAGCGATAGAGAAAACCAAGCGCGGCCTTGCCTCTTTGGAGCGGAAATACCGAAGTGGCGCGATCAGCGAAGAGGTGTACAGACGGGAAAGCCAGAAGCTGCAAAACGACCTTCAACGGTTTACCAACGTACAAAAGAGAGCAGCCTCACAGGTCGATAAGTTTAAACGGAACATAGCCGAATTAAATAGAGAAATGAGAAGTGAATCAAACAATCTGAACGCTTATTCTCGCCAACTTCAAACCATGGAGGCAAACGCACTTGCTGCGGGAGTCTCCATAGGGGAAATTGCGTTGGCAGGGGCTGCATTGATACCTGTTGGAGGGTATCTTGGTACGGTTGGGGTTGGTCTGGCTGGGATTGCTGTCGGAGCAAAGACTGCGAAATCTGCTTTTGACTTGATGATGGATAGCGTCAGCAAAGCGGCTGATCGAGAATACAACATCGAAGTCATCCAATCATTGCTCCGGGACCAAAAGAAAGCAGATCAGTTGTTCAACTGGATGGAGAAGCGTGCCATTGAATCCCGTTTCGGGATGACGGACTTCTTTGAATCCGGTCAGGCATTTTTGTTTAAAACGAAAGACCTGCGACAAGTCCAAAGACTGATTGATATATCCGAGAAGCTGGGTACGATCAATAAACAACAGGGGATGCAGGGAGCGGCTATCGCTCTCAACGAGTTATTGATTGGCGATACTCAGTCTATCGTTGAGCGTTTTAACATGCCAAGGTCAGACATTAAGAAGTTTGCCAAATCGGGAATTGACGGCATTATCAAGGGCATGAATGAGTTGCTAGATAAACAGAACATCGATGCCAAGCTGTTGAGTGATGTGGATACAACTGGTCTTGTTATGTATGAACAGCTCGTAGAAAAGCTTCAACTGACATGGACCAAAATGGGGGTAGAAGCGTTAGACGCTTTGAAACCAACGTTAAAAGAAATCGACAATTTGACCAAAACAGAAGCGTTTCAGGATTTGGCGAAGCTGGGGTCAGATGCTTTTGCGGAAATGGGACGAACTGTTACGAAGTCAGTCCAGTTTGCATCTAATAAGCTACAGACGATTTTCAATAATCCTGAATATAAGAAGTTGGATGTTTGGGGGAAAATCGAGTTTATCGTAGCGGATGTATACGATACGTTCAACACGTGGTGGAGCTCCGGAGGGAGTGAAGCCACGCAACGTGTCACTTATGAAATTGCATCGAAGCTCGGTGAGTTGATCAAAGCGGCAGCTGTACCTCTCATTCCAATCGCCCAAGACGTAGGATATGATGTCGGGAAATCTATCATTCAGGGTATTTGGGATGGAATGTGGGGAGAAAACAAGCTGGAAACTCCCTTTAGCAAACTGGAAGCCCGAATAGAGAGCATGAGAGCTGCTGGCCTAGATCCTACCACTACACCCGTTTACGGCGGTCCAAATGCAACCATGACAGCAGGACCAGAACCTGCATGGTACGAAAAAGCGTGGAGTTGGGTAAATGGTTCCCATGCAAACGGACTACCTTATGTCCCGTTCGATGGATACCGTGCAGAGCTTCACAAAGGGGAACGTGTATTGACTGCCCAACAGAATCGTAATCTCGACTCCAATCTATGGTCGAGAGCGAATCAGGCGTTGTCGTCACGCACCGGGAATCAAACGTTTGTTTTTCAGTTCGCACCAAACCTTTCAGGCGGAAATCGAGCGGAAAACGAGTTGATGCTCCGAGCCTCCTATCATGAATTTAAGGCGAATATGCAGCGGTTCATGAGGAATGAGAGGGCGGTGAGGTTTTCCTGATGGCCGGAACATATACAACGAATGCAGGAGACATGTGGGACTGGATCGCTTATAAAACGATGGGCAGCGAGTACTTCATGCCACAGTTAATTGAAGCCAATTTAAAGCATCGAGAGACGGTAGTCTTTTCATCCGGAATCGTCCTCGTTGTTCCCGACATTGGCAATGTCACGACGCAGGATACATCAAATCTGCCTCCTTGGAAGAGGGAGTGACGACGGGTGGCACAGCCAAGACGAGTCAAATTTGAACTATTCTATGACAACAAGAATATATCGAATGACCTGCAGCCGTACCTCATCTCGTTTGAGTACACCGACAACCTCTCTGGCACGGCGGATACCCTATCTATCAACCTAGCAGATCGGGAACGCCTGTGGTGGGCAGCGTGGATGCCAGAATTGTATGCAAGCATAAAGGCAAAAATCATTCGTGAAAATTGGATCGATGATGGGAAAGCGGATGCTTTAAATTGCGGGTATTTCGAGATCAACGAGATCAGCCTAACAAGTCCACCCAATGCCGTAAGCATCCAAGGCGTGTCTGTGCCAGATGCATCGACGATCCGGGCTCAACGAAAATACCGTGCATGGGAGAAAACGCGTTTGTCTGTGATCGCAAAAGATATTGCAGGCAAGAATGGCCTCGAACTTCTTTTTGACGCAGAAGACGAGGACTATGATCGGATTGAACAAACAGAGGAAACCGACCTTGGTTTCCTCATGCGACTGTGCGATGATGCTGGCATTGCTGTTAAGCTGACAGGCAAACAGATCAGTTTATTTGATGAAGCCAAATACGAGGAGAAACCTCCTGCTTTTTCGCTCAATTACGCAACGTCCAAGATCAAAAGCTTTTCAGCACATGTGACCACGACAGGCATCTATAACCGCGCGATTGTGGACTATCACAGTCCGAAGGGGAAAAAGAAGATCCATCATACCTTTATACCTCCCAACGCTCCAAAAACGGGACGTACGCTGTATATCAATGAGCGCGTAAAGGATGGACGCCAGGCAGAACGAAAAGCCAAAAGTGCGCTGCGCCAAGCGAATAAGGAGCAGCACACGGCAAGCATTACCTTGATGGGAGACGTTAACCTAGTAGCCGGTATGACGTTTATGCTGAACAATTTTGGGGCTGTGAGCGGGAAATACATCATTACGCAAGCTGTTCATGCCTATAGCGGTAATGGCTACGAAACTTCGCTTGAATGCAGAAAGGTATTGGGCTGGTAATGGATATGAAAAACATATTACGTGTCGGCATTGTATCGAGCGTGGACGAGAGGGATGCGACAGCAAGGGTCGTTTTTGGTGATCGCGAGGATGTCGTGTCCTACAACATGGACATCCTTTCTCGCGGTTCTTTTTTGCAGAAAGATTATTGGCTCCCAGATGTGAATGAACAGGTATGGTGCCTATTCTTGCCGACAGGGAATGCAGATGGGATCATCCTTGGATCAACGTACAACCAAGAGGACCTGGTGCCAATCAAAAACAAAAATAAACGACACATCCGGTTTGGTGATGGGACATTCATCGACTACGATCGAGAAACGCATACCATAACCATTGATTTCCTCCACCCTGGGAAAATTGTCGTCAATAACGCCAATATCACATACAACCAAACGACGCAGCGAGGTGAACCAGAATGGCGGTCATCGGAAGTCTTGGAGAAGTGATTTTTGAAGTATCTTCCCAGCGTGTTCGTACTTTTGATGATATGACAAGAAACGGCTCGAGCCGGTGGGTAGCCCATGACATCCATCGAAACAAACCGATTCCGGAATTCGTTGGTCCGGGGCTTGAAGAAATCAGTCTTTCCATTCAGCTGAAAACCTCGCTCGGGGTAGATCCAGAATCGGAACTGAAAACATTGCGGATCAAAAGGGATACAGGCCAAAGGGACTTATTGGTGATTGGAAACAAACCTGTTTCAACCAGCCAATGGATTACCGAGTCGGTCAGCGAACAACACAAAAACTATGACGGCCGTGGTCGTTTACTATCTGTTAACGTTGAGCTGCGTCTCAAGGAGTATCCGAAAAAGGCGGGAAGTTAATGGCTCAAATCGTAACGATTACCAGTGATTTTAAAGAGGTTATTTTCGGCGCGACGGGAGAAACAGAAGTTATCCAAAATGTGAGGACGATCATGAAGAGTATGATTCATACGTCTCCGATGTATCGTTCATTCGGATGGGACCCAAACATAGATGCTCCTGTGAATGCCTATATGGCAATCACTTCGGCACGACTCATTGAAAAAATCCAACAGTATGAGCCCCGCGCAGAGGTACAGGAAGTTACGTATGAAGGTGATGAAAACGGGATGTTAAAACCTTTGGTAAAGGTGGCGATAAAGGGTGTCTAGGTTTGACTTTTTACCAGATGTATCATTCGCCAATAAATCGCCTCAACAGATCGAAGCGGATCTAATCGCAAACTACGAAAAAGAATACAAAAGACCACTTGCACCAGCCGATCCGGTACGACTCTTTATCAAGAGCCTCGTGCCTTTTTTTGTGCAGCAAAGAATCATTATCGACGACTCTGCAAAACAGAACTTGCTTAAATACGCGCGAGGAAAGTACTTGGACCTAATTGGCATCTTGCTAAATGTAATAAGAATACCGGCTACAAAGGCTAAGACCACGATTCGTTTTACCTTATCGACACCAGTATCCCAGCCCATCCCTAAAGGGACGCGGGTCACAGCAGGGGACAACGTATTTTTTGCAACAGCAGAGGACGTCACTGTCACCGGGGGAGCAACACATGTAGAGATTAAAGCGGAATGCGTTTCCGTGGGAGAGATGGGCAATGAGTATCCAGTAGGGAAACTGAACCAATTGGTTGACCCTCTGCCGTTTGTCCAATCGGTATCTAATGTCACTGAATCGAGTGGCGGGGCAGATGAAGAGGACGACGATTCATTTGCAGAACGAATCCGTCAGGCACCAGAGAGTTTTTCCGTAGCTGGTCCTTCTGGAGCCTATGAGTTTTGGGCAAAGTCAGCCAGTACCCTTCTAGGGGATGTTAATGTATCAAGTCCAAGGGCTGGAGTGGTAGAGATTCGACCTCTACTCAAAACGGGAGTGATACCGGATCAGACAATCCTGGATCAAGTCGCGGCTGTTTGCAATGATAGAAAGATTCGGCCACTCACCGACCAGGTATTTGTTTTGGCTCCAACACAAAAAACATACGACATTGAGGCCACATACTGGATCGATACGGACAAAGAGAGTGCAGTTACTACGATACAAGCAAATGTGAATAAAGCCGTTGCTGCCTATCAACTTTGGCAAAAAGGCAAACTTGGCCGTGACATCGATCCATCCGAGCTTGTTTTTCAAATGAAGAAGGCGGGAGCCAAACGAGTATCTGTGACAAGTCCAGTCTTTACCACGCTGACTGAATCGCAAGTAGCTAAAGAACATACGGTCAATGTGGTGTATGGAGGGTTGGAAAGTGGTTGATATCTACAACGCTAAACTGTCGGACATCCTTCCCCTATCCATTAAAGAAGACAAGCAGATTCGAGCGTTGGCTGCAGCCATTACAAAGGAAATGCAGGACATATCCTCTGATATGAAACTGGTGCTGATGTTCTCTCGGATCGATGAACTAGATTCAGAAGTTGTGGACATTTTAGCCCACCAATTGCACGTTGATTTCTATGATTCAACGTTATCTCTTGAAAGTCGGAGAGAGCTCGTCAAAACGGCAATTGGAGCTCATCGATATAAGGGCACGCCCTGGGCAATCGAGCAGGTCGCATCTATTGTGTTCAAAAATTCATCGGTCCGTGAATGGTTCGAATATGGAGGAGAACCGCATCATTTTCGAATTGAGACAGAACAGTTGATTTTTGAGCCGGGGGATCTGGCAAAGTTCCGCCGCCTGGTGGAAGGTGTGAAGCGCAAAAGCTCCTGGCTTGATGACATTGTGTTCAAGATCATAGCCAGCACGATCAGAGTAGATATTTCTGCTAAAAGATTTATTGTTGATTACTTTGTGTGCAATACCTTCTACCCTGACGAAATTGTTGTCAATGCTCCAAGCTTGCCCGTCTTTGTTGCGCCTGGCATGCCTATGTTTACAGCAACGGAATGATATAGGAGGGAATCAGATGCCAATTGGCACAAGACATATATTACGTGACGGCGGTCTACTTCCGGTTCCGCAATATTTCAATGTGACGAAGGATGAATTTCAGGAAATTCAGGGTAATAAAGGTGCTATGTTCGTGCAACTTCGCGGCTTATCTGCAAAAGAGCCTTTTAGCGGTGCCACAGATACTACGCAAATTTTCACAGAGCCCATGTACGGCTTTGTTATTAAGAACGACGGAACGAACGATTTGACATTCACGATTAACAACTACACATTTACGGTCAAAGAAGGCGAAGTGTTTGAGGAATATTTTGAGCCATTTACACAAGTGATCATAAAAACAACTTCTCCGTTTCGGGCGTACGGGAAGGGGTGATTGGATGGCAATAAAAGTGGAACCAGCTTTCCTCGAATTCATTCGGAATTCGGTTAGTGCGAAACTCAACAATGCAATCATCACCGTTGATGGGAAGTCTAACCTTCATCCGATCACACAAACCAAGCATATTACGAATGCGCAAAGGACGGTTGTACAACTATACGTCTATTTGGATGCAACAGACGCAGCCGGCACCATTACAGAGGCAAAACTGGTCGATGCAAGTGGAGCGGCAATGATCACCTCTGATGCAAGTATCTCCT